GTTTGGCATAGTTTGAACAAACTCTCCCTGTCTGTCCTTGCCTGAAATTTTGTATATGTTTATTTCTGTAGGCGTGTATTCTCTTACAAATTGTGTATCTTGAATAATTTCTTCTTTGACCTTTAGATATGTTAATTCATAAAAACCGTTTGGACCTCTAGTGTATTCCCAATCCAACACGTCTAGAGGATGAAACAATGAAACATATGGTCTCACGTTTTGTTGAAGTTCTTCCGCACGTGTCATTGCTGTTGTGTTGACTTTGTCAACAACTACCCAAACATTGCCATACACTTGACTCCAAGTGGCAACATCCATAAGGAATTGTTTGTAGGATCTACCGTCTAGATCAGCATCATCCATAAATCCACCTACAGTCGGATCAGTCTCCAAGTTGCCTAAATTTCTTGTAGGATCTTTTTTGAAAAGAAATGAATTGTAAATGTTTGCTACACTTTTAACATGATTGTCCAATCCTACTTGTCTTAATCTCTTTTCGTAATCATCTCTTGATTCGTAGTAGTATGGTTCTAAATATCTACCATGGAAATATTCGAAACCACCGTTGTATGAATCTTGTAAAAATTGCCATCTGTTCGCGTACAATTTGTATGCTTCATGTGATGATACAATGTAACTTGCATAGTTTCTTGCATCTCCTTTTATAAGTCTGTCTCTAATAACTGCCATTATCTAACACTCCCTGAAAAACCCCATCTTAAAGGTTGTTTGTTTGTTGTTTCTTTTTTGACAGGAAATAGGTAATCTATAAGATATCCAACGGCATCTGCCATATGCACTTCGTTGTTTTGTTCTATTACGGTGGTGTTTGGTTTGTACATCAACCTTTCTATGCTTTTAATAATTTGTTTGCATTTTGGATCTATGTACATTGATATGAAACCTTTTGTGTTCTTTAGTTTACTATTTACTGCATTTACCCTATCACGTATAGGTGGATTGGATAATTTGTAATTAACTCTAAATCCTGCATTTTGTAAAATTGAAATATCTGTTCTGCCACCTGCTGATGTTTTTCTCTGTCTACCTGCGGCATCTGGATAAATGTTAATCCTTGAATCAGGATATCTTCTTTTTAATTCTGTTACCACATCATCTGTGTTTGATCCAGACATATTAATCTCGTCTATAAAATACACAATACCTTTTTCAATAACACTAATCGCAACACTCATTGGATCATAGTTAAAATCCATACCACAGTGTATTTCTTTTGTGCTGAAGTTTGTGATTGGTTGTATATGTTTGTCTCTGTCAAATGCAAAATGAACCGTGCCAGAATAGGTGTTAAAAGTTGCATTGTATTCTTGTTCAAAAGTTCTTTCATCAAGATCCCTTTTTGCTTCTTCTATTTCTTGTTCATCAACTTGTCCACCCTGAATAGTTGTGAATGTAAATGCTGACCAATCTTTTGTTTCTTTTGCCATGGTGTACATATCATGACTGAACGAACCAACACCTCTTGGTGTGCCTATAAACATTGCTTTGCCTTTTCTATCTGAAAGTGTTGGCCTCAATACAGCAGACCAAAGTTCTGGATCTAAGTCTTGAAATTCATCCAACACAATAAAATCATAACCACTACCTCTGAGTGCATCTTTGTTTTCTGCTCCCTTTAGAGAAATTTTTGATCCTGATTTTAATTTTATTGTAAGTTCTGCTTCATTGGTTTGTGCTACCCAACGAAGTTCTTTTAATTTTGCTTTCAATGACTCCCAAGCGATAACTTTAGCAAGACGGTAAGAAGGTGCTACATACAGCACTTCTTTATTTTGTTCGGCGGCGTGTTTTGCCAGTTCTCTCATTGCACAATAAGTTTTGCCGAAACGTCTTCCAGTAACAGCAACTCTAAATCTATCGTTGTTTGTGCATATAGTTTTTTGTGCTTCGCTCAATGCCATTATTCATCACTCCAAGGTAAAGGTGTTTGGTTTGATTTGTCTTCAGGTATATCTTTCTGACCAAGATATTGTTTGCCTAGGAATATTTGCATTCTCGTATCACCGTTGATTGCTTTATCCCACTGTGCTCTCCTTAAACTTTTCTTACCAGCGTCTTTGCCTTTTTCGATTATTTTTCCAAAATGTTTTCTTAAATGTGTGATAGAACAGTCAACCACATGGGCGATCTCTTCGTGTGTACACTGAATACACGCCAATCTATAAACTTGTTCTTTGTCTATCTTTTTCATTATGCTTGTCTTTCTACCACTTTAATTCTAATGTTTCTACTGTCTTGCAATGCGTTAGAGGTAACGATTTTGTATTCTACATTGTACACGTTGCCTGCCGTGCCTGCACTCAAAGTTGCAGTCACCACATCGCTGTTTATTGCTTGTGAATCTTTTGCTAATGGAGATGCATCTCCTGATATTGTTTGCACAGTGATTGTTGCACTCGCAACACTGTCTCCAGATGGCATCCAATTGCTAAAATCTAAACTGTAATCTAATATTGCAAAAGGATCCTTCTCTATGAACGCTCCTACCCTGTCCTGTTTGTATCCTGTGAGTGTCGCCATTATCCTGATCTCCTATCTATCAATCCTGGGTCGTCTACCAATGTTAGGTGTTGCACCTGTAAAGTTCTTGTTTCAGAATCGATAATTTTCGTTCGTGTTTCTCTTTGTATGATATTTATACGCGACTCCGGTTGTACCTTGAGTGTCCTAAATGGATCTATGGCAAATTCTGTCGCTGTTGCCAATGTTATAGTTGAACCTGTAATGGTCGCTGTTGCAACTTTTACAATTATTCCATCTGCATTTACGGCGTATTGACTTGCCAATGATGCTTGACCGCTGTTTGTAATTGTTGCATTTACAGTGGTTACTGTTGGTGATGTGATAGTAATTGGGTCTATTAATAAACCACTGTCTGCCACCGAACTTACTGTGGTCGCAATATTGATTGGAATATTTGCACTTAGATTGAAGATGACACCTGCACTTGTGGTTACACTTGTGCCAACTGTGATATTGGATTCAGGAGGTGCAATCCTATTCCCTTCTGCTGTGGTTGATGTTGCAATGCCAATTGATATTGCATCTGCAATAGAACCTGTGATTGCAGAACTTGTTACTGTGGTTGTGGTTGCACTGCTACTGCTTCCTTGTCTTTGCACAGTTGCCGCTGATGTGACTGATATTGTACTCCCTGGTATTGTGTTGTCACCATCTCTCTGTGCTGTTGCTGAAACTGTGAATGTTGCCGCACCAGATATGGTTACAGCAGATACGTTCGCCTGTTTAGTTGCTGAACTTGTTACTGTGGTTGTGTTGGCAATGGTGTTAACATTTCCGCCAACAGAAACAATAGGGTCTGTAATTTGAAAACCGTCCCAGACTTCTTGTATAGGCACGTACCATGTGCCCATCTCGTCCCATGAACGATCGCTACCTAGTGTGGTGTTGATTGTTGCTGTGCCAGTGTGGGCAATTCCAGCAGATGACGATGTCGTTGTCGCACCAGTGATTGTGACCGACCCTGCATCCAGAGTCTGTGTGACATAACCTTGTGCAACATAACCGGATTGGACGTACAGAATGTCTGCCATCGTCTAACCTCAGTTTATGACATCGTTACAGTGATCGAATCCGCCGCGAACTGTAATGAATCGCCGTCATCCACCTGCTTAGGTGTAGACAAGGCGCCCGCTAATAGAACCCCGTCAACTCCTGATGAATCTTCTGCTCCGTTTGCAGAATCGCACACAGCAATATGTGTGATAAGGCCCATCGACCCCCCTGATGCTGTAAACGTCACAGAACCACCATTAGGTCCTGTTGATGATCCATTTGACGCCGCGCCAAATGTAATTGCTTGTCTTGTGTAACCGTTGCCCGATACTTCGTTGGTAACAATGCCTTGCTCTAAGTTTTCTAATGTTCCACCAGTACTGTCGTCTGACGTAAAGAGTGCAAGATATAGATCTGACTTAGGAGTATAAGCGGCAGTAGTACCTCTTAATAAGTGGTCGAGTAATTTAGTTTCGATATTATTAGATACACTCATTTTTTTCTCCTTGATTGTAAGTTATATAACTTCGTTTATTTATTATGTTTTGTTAATGCCTATCAACAGTCTGCCTGAAGTTTGAAATGTTCCGCCTGCTTGGTTTTTTCTAATATGAAACACTAACCCTGGTCTACCCGCACTGTTGTCAAAAGTTTCATCTTCCACTGTTTGTGTTGCACTGCTGGTAAAAGTCACATGGTCACTTACAAAAGCGCCAATGGAGTAATCACCGTCTGGTGCAAGATTTACACTGGCAAGACCTGCTCTGTCACCGCTGGTAAAACCGCTGTAACTGTAATTTTCTATCACTGTGATTTTCAGTGTGCCTTGGTCAGTCAATTGCACCGAATCACGAGTTGATGATTCAAAAACTTGTATCGCAATATTTTTTGTGTCCGAGATAACATTGAAACCACCATTAGCACTATAACTTCTAATTTGACCGGAACTGCCTGAACTTGCAACATAGGTACCAGTGGTTTCAATCAAACAATCGAATGCTGATCCTGCCGCTACTGATAATAAAGGGTGAGTTAATGGCATTATGACATATTCAACATGGCATTACCGTATAGGTTTGTGCCGTCAGATACGAAACAAAAAACATCCACAGCATTTGCACCCGTTGATAGTGTTGGTGCTGTGCCTGATGGAAATTTATATGTTGAATCAAAGGCCATAGTCCTGTTGCCCGTGCCGTCCTGTTTTACAATCAGCACATATGTTGCCCCTGCTTGTTGCTGTGTTGGATTTTGCAGTGTGGTGTTTGCCGTCAATGTGATCTGTGCCACCTGTGAACCATTAAGGGCCCAATCAACCGCACCCGAACTGTCGGATGTTTGGTTCAAGGTTACCATATCAAAATATTGTTGTTGAGAATATTCCCCCACGCTTCCGTATGGTCCGCTTGGAAATTCGTCAATTATTTCATTGACATTGTCTATGTTCTGTTTGATGTCTGCACGTGCATTAGAAATGGAATCCGTTCCTGCATCAACGTTTGCTGTACTTGCCTTTGAAGCATTTGGCCACGCCATAAAGTTTCTCCTTTGTTATATTTATGATTGGTCATCCGTTTGTGTGGTTGACTCACAATGAAACAATGCAATAGTGTCATCATCACTTGTAAACTCTGAAGTTGGCACTGTGATGTTGTTTGTGTTGTGTGGGTACCTTGTGGTTGAAGATACTCTTATCTCGTCTATTGTATTCGTTCCTTGATTGCTTCCTTCTCCTGCCCTCCTGTTTCCAAAATGAAGGTTGGTGGTTTGACTGATGCTGTGTGAAGCGGATACTTTGTGTGTGCCGTCCAACCATAGATGGAACGATCCTGTGCCGTCGTATTGCATTGCAATATGGTGAAAACCTGTGCCCGGATTGCCAAGATTTGTTTCACTGCCGTCATGTGTGAAATAAAGATTTCCGTTTGAATATGTGTGCAGTGTTAATGTGTTTGAACTGGTTGGGAAATTGTCGTTGGTTATCCCACTTGTTGAAAATAGTTTTGTGGTTCTGTTGGATGTGCCACCATCGCTAATTTTAAATCTAAATTCAAGCGTTCGTTCCACATTGTCATCAAATTCTGAACCTGATGGCAATTGTACCTCTCCACTTGAACCGCCAGCACTCAATTGTAGTGCGTTGTTGAATACTCCACTGCCTGTGGATGAGAAACCACCGTTGGCCCATATTGCTGGTTGTCTTGAATTAATTTGTGGTCCATCATCTGCACTGATGTCTCCATCTGCTGTACCTGTTTGTGTATTGCCGTAATTGAATCTACTGGTATCACCGCCCAAATTAAAAAAGTCTGAGGTATCACCATGATGGAATACAAGTGGTTGACTCAATCCACTTTTTGTGCCATCACTTCCCATATCCACAGCACCACCAAATTTATAAAATTTTTGTCTTACAGATTCCTGTGTGATGTCATTGAATGTGTTGTCTACAAACAATTGACAGATGTTACCTTCTGTGGTGTTGTAATCATTCCATTGTGCTTTGATGTTTGCTCTCTGGAATGTGTTCCAATGAACTGTGTCACTGCCTGATGGTCTGGTACCTCGTATGGTTGCACTGTTGCCATCCACATACAGATAGTCATTGTTAGATGAATCTATTGCATAAAGGTAATGATGCCACTCACCATCCCAATTTCCGTCACCAAATGAACTTTCTGGATTGGCGCCTGTGTGAGTGTGATATATGTCCCATTCCTGATAACTGCCCAAACGGAATTTGCCTTTTACCACTTCGCAGAATAACAAGTCTGTGCCACCTGCGAACGATGTATTGCTGGTGCCTGATTGGAATCCAAATATAATTTCTGTTGGTGATGTGGAATCAAATTTATACCAAAATGAAAGTGTGAATGCCGCTGATGCACTAGCAGGTTTTGTTGTAATTGTTTGATGGTGTATTCTTCTGTTACCTGCGTCAAGTGCCCGTAAACCTGTTGCCGCCGCTGATGTGGTCGTTAATACTTTCGATAATGTGTTTAATCTTGCCGCGCCTAATGGCATATGTTCTCCTTAACTAAAGTTTGTACTTAATGACGCAAAATAAGTTCCGCCAATAAATGTGATTGTCATTATATCTATGGCATTTGCCGCTGTGCTTAATGTGGATGTTCCTCCAGCAAATAACATTCTACCTGCAGAATCTAAATTTTCTGTAAATGTCCTATTACCTGCACTGTCCTGTGTGATCACCAAAGTGATTGTTGCACCTTCTATCTCTGTGGCGAATCCATTAAAATTTACATTGCCGGTAAGTGTAATTCTTTGTATAGGACCGTCTGTTGGTTCTGGTGTTATGTTTGCTCCATATGTGATGTCATGTATGTTTTCATCATATGTCATGTTTTTAATGTTGGTCTTACCTGTGCCGTTGGGTTGAATATCTATATTCCCATTGGATGTAGAAACAATGTCATTGCCATTCACATCAAGATTACCACCCAGTTGTGGTGTAGAATCGTTTACCATACTAGCAATTCCTGAACTGCCTGAAAATGCAATAGTAAATGCACCTGATGAATCAGGTTGTGTCACTGTGATATCTGTGCCACCCACTATTGCTAATGGTTGAAAACTTAAATTGTTTGAACCATCTGTTACAAGATATTCGCCTGCATTACCGTCTGCCTGTGGATAATTTATACCATCAATTACCACTTTACCATTGTTGTCTGGTGTAATATTAATATCAGCATTTGATGTAGAAACAATACTGTTGCCGTTAACATCTAGATTACCACCCAGTTGTGGTGATGAATCAGATACAACATCTGATATTCCTGCACTCACAGTATTTGTAATAACAAAGTCTCCTGCACTGTCTGGATTAGTAATTGTTATACCAGTACCTGCTGTAAGTTTTGTAAATTTTAAATTACCACTACCATCAGTTGAAATAAAATCATTTGCATTTGGTGATGTGCTTGGAAACGTTAGTGTGTAAGATTGTCCCGCTGAATGGGGTGGTGATGCTAATTTTATACCATGTGAATTCTGTGAACAGTTTAATTGAATTGTGCCATCATCTG